ACAAACGCTGTAAAAATTGACAGTGCTTCAGTTGCAGATGATGAGTATGCAAGATTTACAGCAGCCGGTCTTGAGAGCAGAGCAACATCAGAAGTCTTATCTGATATCGGGGCATCACCGGCGGCAGGCAGTTCAAGCATTGTTTCAACAGGCGCATTAGACAGCGGGAGTATCACTAGCGGTTTCGGTACTATTGATACTGGCTCTAGCACTATTACCACAACGGGAGTTATTACTGGCGGTACGTTAGAAGCTACCACAGACACTGCGGCAGGTGACAATGCTGCTATTGGTTACACAGCAGCGGAAGGTCTTATTCTTACAGGACAAGGTAGCACTAACGATGTAACCATCAAGAATGATGCTGATGCTGACGTTATAGAAATACCTACAGGCAGTACCTCTGTTACTATGACAGGATCACTAAAACCTCTGACATATCAAGAGACTTACGTTGCAAATTCCACAGGCTCAACAACGACACTTGACCTCAGCACAGGCACGTCCTTTTCTGTTACACTATCCGAGAATACTACCTTTGCATTTAATAGTCCGCCTTCAAGCGGCACAGCATTTAGCTTTACGTTATTTATCACACAGCCTTCGTCAGCCAAAACTATTGCTTGGCCTGCCTCAGTGGATTGGGCAGGTGGTTCAGCCCCAGCCGCGCCGGGAAATTCTGAGGTCAACGGCTACGGATTTTTCACTAGGGATGGCGGTACCACGTATTATGGATTTTTAGGGGGCGCTGCTCTTGGCTAATTCATTTTTTAACACCGCTTTATTGGGTGCTGCAGACCCAAAAACTCTAGTAACTATTCTTGATTCAGATGCCAATCAGGGGGTGAGAAATACTGCTGGACAACAATCACGTGACGCTCCTATAGACATTACGACTAATGCTGCTTGTTTATTTATTGTTCATCGTCAGCAAACCCAAGCAGGCATGTCGCCCGGAACCACAAACAATAGTGGGTCAGCGCTAACCGTTGGCGGTGTATCCGCGACTAAAATTTTTAGTTCTCAACGAGAGCTTGCTTCTGGTAAAATTTTTTACTGGGAAATTTATTATTTATCGAATGTATCCACAGGCACTAATGTAACTTGTAGTGCTAATGTGGCGGCACAAGTCCGTGTTATTTCAGTCCATGCTTTCATGCTAGATTCTGACGTTCAACCTACAGTTACGCAAAACAACGTAGATGTAAATTTTGATGGGACATCTGATACTGTTGACGTTTCAGCTACCAAAAACAGTTTTGTTTTTTTTAAACATGCTACACAAAATTTTATTACAGCGTTTAGTTTAAATGTCACTCGCAGTTACTTTGCTACTGGAACTCGCGGCGGTCTGGTTGCTGGTAACGGTGTTTTCCAAGCGTCCGAAATTTTAGATGCTGATGCCACTGTGACAGCTACTTTAGTTCACACTGAAAGGACTAACAACTCTTACCCAACCGACTTCTTTGTTGTTCAGTTTTAAATAAGGAAAAAAAATGTACGTCAAACTTACAAGCGGCAACGAGGTAGAGCAATATCCATACACGCTCGGCAATCTTCGCCGCGACAATAAAAACGTCAGCTTCCCACGACAGGTGGATGCGGATACATTAGCAAGTTATAAAGTTTACCCTGTAGTTGTGGCTGACCGCCCAACGTATGATGCAATCACACAAAAGATTGCTCAAGGAACACCCGCGCTAATTGATGGTGTGTGGAAAGTTAATTGGATAGTTTCAAGCTTACCGGCGGATGACGCTGCAAGCAATGTACGCAATCACCGTAACGATTTATTAGAGGAAACCGATTGGATGGCTGGATCGGATGTAACTATGTCAAGCGCATGGCGTGAGTATCGACAAGCATTGAGGGATTTACCTGCGCAGTCAGGATTTCCTAACGTAACTTGGCCCACGGAGCCTAGCTAATGCTTGGATTTCATTCACTAGCAGGAGATGCGATAGCGAGTAGGGGCGGTCTTTCTCCTGTGGTCGTTACAGGCGTATCTGCTACGGGGAGCGTTACAAGCGTTGTTGTTTCTTTACCTAAGACTGTGGTCGTTACAAGCGTATCTGCCACAGGTGGTGTTGGTTCTGTTACACTTAGTCTAAGCACTAATGTATCTGTTACAGGCGTATCTGCCACAGGTGGTGTTGGTTCTGTAAATGTTTGGGGCATCATAACGCCGTCTCAATCCCCTAGTTACTCCGCTATATCCCCTAGTCAGTCCCCTAGTTATTCTGCTGTAACGCCGTCTCAATCCCCTAGTTGGGAGGAGATTGCTGCGTAGTTGATTTAAGGGCAGGATAATGTTAAAAAACTGCAAACTCTTTTTGGAGAAAACTCATGCCAACGTACACTTCTGCTAACAACATAAAAAAGATTGCTACGGGCGATGAGTCTGGAACATGGGGTGATAGTACCAACAATAATTTTGACATTATTGATCGTGCGTCAAATGGGTTTTTTACTCTGGATATTCAAACGCTAGACACCACGGGATCGGGAACCGTAGGTAGTAGTGTACGCCCATACGTGTTGCCTCTTTCTGCCTCAGCCCTTCTTTCGATAGGGCATTATAAAGCTATTCGCTTAACGTCTTCAGGAACATTAACAGCAGACACACATTTAAAACTTGAGGGTGATAATAACGCCCGTGTTTACATGATGCAGAACGACACTACCGCGAATGCAGGTATCAACGTGGTGGTTTTCCAAGGTACGTTTAGCGCCTCGCGCTCTGCCGAGGTTGCAAAAGATCAATTCGCCATTCTTTTTGCAGACGGTTCTGGGGCTAGTACATCTTCTGTTCGTCATGTTACGGAGGACATTTCCCCTCTTACAAAGCCTTTGACAATTCAGGCGGCGTTGGAGGTAACAGACGGAACGGCAAGCACAAGTACACCTCAGATAACCGTGAAATCTACAAATACGGGTTCTGTTTCTGGACCCTTTGTAGATTTGGAGAGAAACCCGTCTGAGGCGGGAGCAACAAATGATTTTTTGGGCGGAGTACTCTTTACGGGATACAACGATGCAGGCACTCCAGAAAAAATTATTTACGGCTCTGTACTTGGAAAAATAAAATCTCCTACAGATGGCTCTGAAAACGGGGAGTTAAATTTTTACATGGAGTCGGGTGGGTCCACCCTGTCCTTTCTGGAGTTGGGCCACGCAAGCGCACAAGCAGAGGTTGTTGTAAACACTGCAGGAGGTGACGTAGATTTGCGTGTGGAAGGTGATACCCTTCCAAATTTATTTGGCACAGAAGCGTCTACAGATAAAATTTTAGCTGGCACGGGCGCAGCTAGAGTTTCTGGCCCAGCTAATCACTTGGTTCAAGTAGAGGGTGATAGCAGCCATCCTGCGGGGATTTCTGTTACGCAAAGCCAGACCACCACTGCGGGACCGTTACTGACCTTGGCAAAATCCAAGAACGGAACCATAGGTAGCAGTACCACTGTTGCGAACAATGACGTACTTGGGACCATAAGTTTTGCCGGAGACGATGGCGTAGATTTAGCCAACGTTGCGGCGGAAATTAAAACGGTAGTTGACGGCACTCCTGCCTCAAACGACATTCCCGGGGCAATAGAATTTAGTACTACGGCTGAAAATGAGTCAACGCCCACCAGACGTTTAAAAATATTTAATGATGGTGCCATAGGCGTTGGAACCACGGGTTCGAGTGCTACCGGTGGTGCGTCTACCTACTCATTAATAAGCCTTGGTGGAAACTCACCGCCTCAATGGCTACCTGCGCCTACCGGTAGGCAATTCATTCATTCTGTGGTAATCAGCAATGTTGATTATGTGAAGTTTGGCTTTCCAGATGACACACATCTTTCTTCGCCATTCACAGGTAACCTTATGTTTGACCATAACACATATCACGCATATGAGTTTGAGTTGGTGACTGTTGTTCCCGTGACAGATAGTGTAACTATTAACGCAGAAGTTTATATTCAAGGCAGTGGCTATGATACAGGGGCAAATTATAAACTTGGCACTGGCGCTCAAAGCTCGTTTAGATTACATGGTGGCTCTGCTGTGGGCAATGATGCCAATGAAGGTTTGACTCAATGTTACACTTTATACAATGCTCATGCCGTTTCCAGCGGCGGTGGAGTAATTAAACCTCTTGTTGCCTCTAATGGTAGGGTTCACAGCGCAAGCGCCATTGGCAATGCCAGTACAACTAATATGACATATGGCAATGGAGACGTGTCCATTACAGGTATTCGGATTGGCGCGTCTTCTGGGAACTTATCTACGGGTCGTATTACGATGTACGGTATTCGAAAGTCCTTTACCGTATGAGGAGACTGATATGCCTTTATCCGATCTGAAGTTTAAACCCGGAATAAACAAGGAAGTCACTCCTTACGCAGAGGAGAACGGTTGGGTTGACTCGGATAAAATCAGGTTTCGTTTTGGGTTCCCTGAAAAATTAAATGGATGGACTAGAAACACTAACAATAATTTTTTGGGAGTGTGTCGCGGGTTGCATGAGTTCGTTGCATTGAACAGCGATAAATTCTTGGGGCTTGGTACGGAAGAAAAGTTTTATGTTAAACAGGGCGATGCGTTTAATGACGTAACGCCTATTAGAAAAACCACTACGGGAACGGCCTCATTTTCGGGTGATGTTGTTAGTCCTTTTTCTTCTGTGATAACTGTAACGGACCCCAATCATGGCGCTGTTGTAAACGATTTTGTGACTTTTTCGGGCGCTAATCGCTTGGGCCGCGTTGATCCGACCACAGGTGCGTGGTTGCCTTTGGGTAACTTCACTGGAGACGTTTTAAACCAAGAGTATCAGATACAGTCTGTGATAAACGGGAACACTTACACCGTTAGTGCGAGATCGAAGATTAGTATTCCTGAAGTCACTGTTTCGGGTGGAATAGATGATTCTGCATACGCTGTGCTTTCTTCCGTTTATGATGTTGGGTATCCTTTTACACAAACAGTAGTAGCTGTGTACCAGATCAATACAGGCATAAACTCGTCCGTTCAATCTGGGGCGGGTTGGGGTGTTGGTCTTTGGGGTGGGATAACCAGTAACGCTTCAGTGATTGCTGAGTTTAACAATCCCGGAGTTACTATCGCCGCAGGGGCCACTACTTTAAATGTCCCCGCTGCAACAATAGGTTTAATTTCTATCGGGGACATTCTTCATTTAGATTGGGACGGTGTGTTGAGCGGTTCCTTTGAAATAGACTTTGTAGCTGGGTCTAGGACTATTACCGCTAAGTCTAGTGATTGGTTTAACAGCACAGATGTGACCAACTATATTTTAAACTCCGATAAAGCCTTCAATCAAGGAAGCACAAACTCTGCACGTATACCGAACAATATAAACATTGATTCTATGAACCTCTCTGCTGATCCTAAAACAGCAGTTATGTCCCAAGTTGCGCTTTCCACAGGTACTAGTGGACTTAACAACCCTACTGCGGCGAGTTATGCGGAGCTTGTTCAGGTAACGGGTATTCCTTCATCTACGAGTTTGACTGTGCAACGGGGAATGTTTGGAACACCTGATCTTGTTCACACCAATCAACCGTGTGTGTTAGCTGTAGGCAACGCAAGCGCGTCCAACGATTACGTTGGCTGGGGTGATGCTGTTAATCAAGATGTACTAGCCCCTGATCTTACACTAAGGCTTTGGTCGCAGGATAATTTTGGAGAAAATCTTCTTCTTAATGATCGTGGGGGTGGAATATATTTTTGGGACAAGTTTAAGTTTTCAAACACCACGGGGTATCGTTCCGAGAACATAGCTTCTCTTACCGATATTGCGGGTAATTCCGTGACCAGAACGTCTGTTCCTACCCGCGCTCTTCAGGTAATGTTGTCCGATAGGGACCGCCATGTGATTGCTTTTGGCTGCGATGGTCTGGGTATTAGTTCTACCGACCCTGATGGCGATGGTATTGAGGACCCTCTTTTAATTAGGTTTAGTAGTAGTGAGACCCCTGTTGAGTGGTATCCTACGACGATAAACACGGCAGGGGATTTAAGGCTCAGTTCTGGTTCCACCATTATTCAAGCGGTTGAAACACGGCAGCAAATACTTGTGTTTACAGATGTATCTATTCATACGATGCAGTTTATCGGACCGCCGTTTACTTTTGGAATTAATTTAATTTCTGAAAACATAACCATTGCAAGTCCCAAAGCTGCGGTTGCGGTGGACGATAGTGTTTTTTGGATGGGAACCGCAGAGTTTTATGTTTTTACAGGGGCGGTGCAAAGAATACCCTGCACCGTTAGGGACTTTGTGTTTGATAACATGAACACGTCTCAGCGAGAAAAAGTTATTGCAGGAGCCAACGTATCCTTCTCGGAGGTTTGGTGGTTTTACCCGTCAGACACGGTAACTAACGGTGTTTTAAACACAGAAAACGACCGTTACGTGGTTTATAACTACGTTGAAAAGGTTTGGTTTACGGGAACAATGAATAGGTCGGCGTGGTTAGACAGGGGAATTTCCAACTTTCCTTTATCTACGGGAATTAATAACTATCTGTATAACCACGAGACAGGGGCGGTTTTTACTGATGATGCAGCCACTGCTTATATACAGTCCGGAGACATGCGAATAAATCAGGGAAACCAGTTTTCTTTTATACAAAGGGTAATTCCTGATGTTAATTTTAGGGATCAAGAATCCTCGTCTACTTTAAACTTTGTTCTTACAAGTCGTAACTTCCCCGGACAAGTTTACTTAGACACTGCTAGTTCGTCGGCTCTTCCTTCTTCCACTAACGCGGTAGTTAAAACCTCGGTTGACCCCATTGACCAATACACCTACCAGTATTTTACACGCCTTCGCGGTAGGAGTTTTACGTTTAAGGTTGAGTCCTCGGATCAAAACGTTCTTTGGCGATTGGGTGTTCCGCGCATTGAAATACGTCCGGATGGGAAACGATAATGTCTTTAAAAACTCCTCTTCCATTTTTTCCATTAGCCCCAGAAGGGTACGATACTAAGTATTTTAATGAGGTAGTGCGTTCTTTTTCTGTGTTTTTAAATCAGTTTAGAAATACTCAACAAATTGCAGACGATGACTCGACTGCACTAAACTGGTTTTTAAGCTAATGGCTAATGTATATTTAAACGCAAAATTAACCCCTAGTAGCCAAGCCTCTACAGCTTTGTATTCTTGTCCTGACTTTAAAACAGGAGTCTTAAAATCTATTCTTGCTTGCAACCCCAGTAGTGGTGCGTTGTCCGTGACTATAACCTTGGGCAGTAGTTTTTTGTTTAATGCAAAACAGATCGCCGCTAACGAAACGATTGAACTTTTAACCGCTCCTCTTGTGGTTCAAGCGACAGAAGTGGTTTCGGTTGAGGGTACTGGCAGTGTGGGGTTAAATATCGTGGCTAGTATTTTGGAGATATCATGATAATGTGCGGTCAATTCATAGTGGTGGTTTGGTATGGGCATTAACATTGGTGGCATTCTAGGCGGCATTGCTGGG